TGGAAGAGCATTTCTTGTCGGCAATGGTACTAATCCTCCTACGGACGATACAAAAGCAAACGAGGCTTCTTATCAGGCCCAGAATGCGGAAGTTCATGCAGTTAATGCAGAAATCGCTGCATCAGATGCTCATAAATCTGCTGAAAATGCAAGGATCGACGCATCTGTAGCGCATGAGGCTGCTGAGAGAGCTGCGGATTCAGCGAATACTGCTCAAGAAGAAGCAACTCAAGCTAGCCATGAAGCAGTCAATGCAAGCCTTAGCGCAAATAGTGCATTGGCAGGTCTATCTATTGTAGAAGATGTTGTTGGCATGCTTGAATGGCTTGCTGAACACAGGACACTTTCGACAGATACCACAGTAGTAGATAAAAAAATATATTACACATACAACGAGGAAACTGGAGCCATCTCCAGAGTATCGCCAGATGGCACAGAGAATCCATCCGCAGAAGGATGGTATGAAATGTCAGATGCGATGGGCGATTATGTTTCCACTCATTTGTCATTGACTTCTACAGGACTGTGGATAGTAAAAGACGGCACTAGCGCTCAACTGCAGTTGAACGAGAATGGAATGTCTGTATATCCAGCGGGAAGTAATATTCCTATAGCGACATACGGAGCCGATGCAACAATTGGCGATGCTAATGGATTTCATATAACCATTACGGCCGACTACAATGACTCGCATGAAGGACGATTGTCATTTTATCGAGATGGTACGAACGAAGTTGCCTATGTAAGCGGCGACTCACTCTATATTAACAAGTCTGTTGTAGTTCAGCAGATGAATGTCGGCTTAACTCAAGGAACTGTAGATACATCTACAGGAGAAATCGGACACGGACAATGGTCTTGGAAAGTCCATCAAAATACAAATGGCTTGAACAATTTATATTTGAAGTGGTTAGGATAAGAAAATGAAACAAGTATCAATAACAGAAACTTCAAGACCAGCGGACTTCGCGTCAGCGGCGCTTGCAACTCATACTTTTTCTTTGACATCTGGTGCTTATACTGCATCTGGAGCGACTATAACGATACCGCCACCATCCATAAAGGTAAGATACGACACAAATAATAGCGGAAGAAATGCACTGTATGACGGCATATATGTTAACCCGATAGTAAATGGTAATTCTGGCGATACTGAGTCTTATGGTACTGGCACTCCGTATGCACTTGCATATAACACGGACCGAGCAATGTCTACCAGTACTAGCGGCTGGTCATTTAATACATCAGCTCTGTTTAATACCAACAACAAAACTTCAAGGGTAGTAAATATTAATTGGCGATTGGCAATCGAGGGTAGCATAATTGGTATTTCAACGGGAATGCTATGGGACACTGGTGTACGCACTATTGGCTATAGGCAACCTTATGACGCTTGGGGTTCGTGGATGATATACTCAGAGGGCACTGTAACCCTAAATGCTCCACCTACTTTCACCGCGGCAGCTTCTTCATCAGCTCCATACTATGCAAATGTTTCTACGTATCGAGTAAATCTTACAAATCTCTCTGCAAAATATGGCGGAACAATCTCGAGTGCCGTACTCACAGTTGGAAACCAAACTGTCTCAAGAACAACAAATGGCGAATTAGCAGTCGCTTTAAATAACACTGGCACATTTACGCCAACTGTAAAGGTAACAGATTCAAGAGGCCAGGCAACAACAGTAAATCTGTCAGCAATTACAGTAGCATCGCACACATCGCCTACAGTAACGGCAGAAACTACAAGTACAGGTCCATATTACACGACCGGTACATCTTATATCGCAGTTACATCAAACCCTGTAACATACGACGATGTACCCGTGTCGTCAATATCTCTTACTATTGGAAGTCAAACAGTGTCTGACACAGATGTTGGTCAGCTTACTATATCTCCAAATACTGCTGGTACTTTTACCCCAATAGTAACGATAACAGACGCAGCAGGAGCATCTTCTTCTGTTCAGCTTCAGCCGATAACTGTACTGCAGTATTCAGCACCGACAATAAACGGCTCGATTATTCAAAGAACAGAAACTAGCGGAAAACCAAATGAGGAAGATACATCTGCAGTAATTGGATATCAGATTGCATGGGTTGATGCTTTAGGACATATTAAAAAGCCAAAGATATATATCGGAAGCAGTACTACAGAAGCAACTGTTTTATGGTACAAAACGTATGAACCTACATCAGCAACCGAAACATATTTAAGCAATCCTATAACTGATTGGAGCACAATAGTACCTGGCGATGTCGTATATGCATTTATATCCGATGAATTTCTTATAGGAGATTCATACATAATAAATGCCTCGGTAAGTGACGATTATACTACATCTGCTGTTTTATCAATGACACTTGCGCAGGCATTTTTCACAGTAGACTTCCTTGCAGGTGGGCACGGAATAGCGTTCGGTCAATTGGCAACTGAGGAAGGATTCGAATGCGATCTAGATTCCATTTTTCATAAAGGGCTATCTATGACATTGGACGATAGGACAACCGACACAGAGAGCGATGACTACAGACTATATCATGCTCTCCTCGGACTTGGATGGCTCGAAGAAGGAAGCGGAACCGATGTTAGCGTCAAAGACTTGTTCGCCAAGATTCTTGGAACTAGACTTGTTGTTGAATCTGGCACAAGTGGCATATGGAGATACAGAAAATGGTCAGATGGAACAGCAGAATGCTGGGGTGTCTATTCTGCAACAATTTCTCATTATGCAACAAACTTTGGCGGATATGGTTATTATGTAGACTTAACTTTTCCTACGGGCTTATTTTCAAGCGTATATACTGTTCAATATTCTGCATTTATAGGGGGCGGATTTGCTCTTACTGGTACATTAACCGGTGCCTTTGATGCTTCACATGTAAGATGTTTCGCCATTGCTAGTACTAGCGGCTCGCAGAGTTCAACATGGCGTGCTTATGTAGTTGGTAAATGGGCTGAACTTGACCCATCGTCTCAAACACTTAATATAACAGGGTTTACGCAGAAACAGCTCACGAAAGCGGAAATAAAAGCACTTATAGAAGCCAGTGGAAATTTATACAAAGACAATGATATTTGGATTCCGACAGATTTGGAGTAAAGGGGTGAGAAAATGGCTGATCAAACGCATGTATCAAAATTACTTACAAGAAATGACTTACAGAATGTTCTTGCCCATATAAACCTTGGCGATGATTCTCACACGGAGATAACGCAGGCTGAATTTGATGCTTTGACCGAGGAAGAGAAAAATAGCGGAACAATATATTTTGTTTCTGATGGCGTGGCGAAGAATATCTTTATAGACGACAATGTACCTATTGGTACCATTGCCCAATATGGCGGAAAAACAGATCCATCTTATTGGCTTATATGCGATGGTAGGGCGGTAAGCAGAGACACATATTCAGAACTGTTTGCCGCCATAGGCACAACTTATGGAACTGGCGATGGAAGCACTACATTTAATATCCCAGACCTTAGGGGAAGAGTATCTGTCGGAGCAAGTGATAGCTATACTATTGGCGCTAAAGGCGGAGAAGCTACACATACCCTTACAGTTGACGAAATGCCAAGCCATACTCACGCTTTCACTAAAGGTGGTACGTCCATAAACATAAATGTCACGAGGGATTCAGAAACTACTCATGGTTTTGACTGGCCTACGTCTGGTGGATTATGGGGCGGGCTTAAAAAAGCAAATACTAGTATTGCAAATACTGGTGGCGGTAAAGCGCACAACAATATGCAACCTTATGTTGTGACAAACTACATAATCAAAGCATCGACAGCTATCTCCCAAAGGCAATCCCAATTAGACTTTATATATCCAGTCGGTTCATATTATGAGACATCTGATGCCAACTTCAATCCAAATACTGCATGGGGTGGAACTTGGGTGCTTGAAGACGGTGGACGAGTCCATATCTCATCAGGTACAAACATAGCTAACACTACAAGCTATTGGGGGAGCTATCCTGCTGGTGCTAATACATTTCCTATAGGCGAAAGAGGCGGCGAGGCATCGCATGTATTAACAGTTGACCAAATGCCAAGCCATGCTCATACGCCAAACAATTGGGTTGTAGTTACTAACAGCAACTATGCATCTGTTGGAGATAGAATCCCCGGCGGTACTGACGGTGCATTTTCGGCAAAAATAAATGCGGCTGCAAATCCGGATAATTATATCTCAAATAATACAGGCGGTGGTCTTAGCCATAATAACATGCAGCCATACACCGTAGTTAACAGATGGCATAGAACAGCATAGGAGGTAATCATGTCATATATTTACAAAAGTGGAAAACAATATGGAATGGGCACCTTCAATTATTTTGTTGTTGATGGCGAACAGTATCAAAGTCTCGTAGATTTGCTATATCCCGTCGGTTGTTACTTTGAAACTAGCGACATTCATTTCGACCCAAATGACACATTTGGCGGAACTTGGGTGCTTGAAACCGCAGGGCAAGTCCATATCTCTGCGGGTACTGGGTACACAATAGGAGCAACTGGTGGAGCAACAGCAAAGAGCTATACACCACAAGGATCTGTGCAAAGTCACACACTTATTATAGATGAAATACCGAGCCATGTTGGGCATTTGCCAGTTAATGATGGCTCGCATACGGGTTATGGTAATGCCCCTGGAAAGTATCTCCCACTCTCGTCAATGTCCACATATGGCTCACAAGGAAGAGGTTGGGATGACAACGGCTCAGAATATACACAAACGGGAGTTAGCAGAGGTGGCGGCAAAGGTCACACCCATGGATTTAGTGGAACTCAAGCAAGTATCGATGTGATGCAACCATATATCGTAGTTAATAGATGGCATAGGATGGCATAAAATGGGTATTATAATCAGTTTTATTTTGGGAGCAAATGTTGGTTTTTTGCTGACTTGCATCATTGTCAGCGGGAAGGATGAATAGTAAGAAAGAGAGGTACTAAGCTTGAACAAAGAAACAATACTTAGGACAATTGCGAGAGTTGCATTCTCGATTTACACAGCATTTTGTATGTGGCAGGTGTCAATAGGAGAGCTTAGTAAGCTTCTCAATGCACCTGCCTTAGCTATTATATTTACATGTGTAATTATTCTTTGCGGTCTTATCGTGGATGTTATCACGACATATTTTAACAATGATTATACAAAAGTTGCAGCTCAGCACACAGCTGAAATGAGGCAGCATAAGGCTGAACTTGAAGATGGCTATATCGGTGACAAATTCTTTACTGGGGAGGGGGATCATGAACACTAAAATTTTCAGACAGTATGATGGTCCGTGGGCTAAAAAGCCATATCCTACTAAAGGATGTACCGTATCAGGAGCCGGCTGTGGACTTGTAGCTTGTACTCATATGGCCATCGAGCAGGAACGGTATAAAAACTGGACGCCTGAAACTCTCAGACCTTACATGCTGCAGTATGCTGTAGCCGGTCAGGGAACCACATGGAATGGCATTAGAAAGACACTCGAGAATCTCGGCTACAAAGTTACTTATATTACAGAATCAATACCAATGAAAGATGCCTTTGCGGAGCTTAATAAGGGCAACCGCATAGGCATCATTCTTTTTTATGGCGGATATTCTAAGCGCTATAAAAAGTGGTATAGAACACCGGACGGAACCGTATGGACAGGCAATGGCCACTATATGATGTTCGGAGATTATAAGTATGAAAATGGTAAGCACTGGTTCTACATGAAGGACTCTGGTGGGCGTAAGCATGACGGATGGTATAGCTATGAATCATCTATGAAGGGCTGTGTTGGCCAGATGTGGATCGCAGAAAGAGTAGGCGCTCAGACAACCTCGCCTAAAGCTACTACTGCAGACGGCAAGCTTGTTGTGGACGGTGTCGGTGGAGTAGCTACTGTAAAAGCTATGCAGAGATTTCTGGGTGTGCCTGTGGATGGAGTTATATCTTCACAGAACAAAAATCTCAAAAGATATTATTCGTCATTAAAATCGGTATCATATTCCGATAAACCGAAGGGATCTCTTACGGTAGAAAAGCTGCAGACATGGCTCGGAATTTCCTCGGACGGAATTTGGGGAAAAGAGACGACAGTTGCTTTACAGAACAAACTTGGTGTAAAAGCTGACGGTAAATTTGGACCTGAGTCTATGAAGGCTTGGCAGAAATATCTGAATGAGCATGATAAAGCAGTATATACTCCGACTCCAAAACCAACGCCAAAGCCGACTCCAAAACCAACACCTACGACGACTCCTAGTAAAAAAGTTTATATAGGACAGGCATGTTCGGATCGCGATAAAAAAGCAGGAGATAGCTCTGGAAAAGAGGTAACAAAATCCTCGTTTACTTACTCGTCTTCATCAACAAGTTGCTATAACTGGACTTATATTTTCAGGCCGAAAGATTCAAAGCAGGCCGAAAAAGCAGCATCTATGTGCGAGAAAGCAATAGCAAATAACAATATTGGATATTCTAAGTCCGGAGAGACTGCATATGGTAAATCTAAGGCTATGACAAAGCTCGCAAAAGCTGTGAACTATGACCTGTCTAAAATCACTGTTAAATGCGGTCTCTCCTGTGGGGATCTCATTTGCCTTTGCAATCATTATGCCGGTCTTTCTACTTGTTATATTGGAAGCGGATTACAGCTTGCTAATAATCTGAAGAAAAACAGTAATTTTGAGTGCATCAAATACAAGAAAGGCATCACTCTTAAGCGTGGGGATACAATTATAACAGCACATTCAAACGGAAAACATAATCATGTAGCGATGGTTCTGTAGTAGAAAGGCATGGTGAACTGATGGGAGACTGGACAGTTGAACAAATAGCAACCGGGATCGCACTAGTGGTAGGAATCATAACAGGAGTAACATATTTGACAAAGCAAATTAAAGAATGGATTGAAAAGCTTCTTGACAGTAAATTCAAGGCTCTAGGTACCAGAATTGACTCGATAGAAGCTAAAGTCGATAAGATCGATATGGAGACGTGCAAGAATTTTCTTGTGCGTTTCCTGGCTGATGTCGAGAATGGTACTATGATTCTTGACGCAGAGAAACAAAGATTCTGGGAAGAATACGAACATTATATTTCTGCAGGAGGAAATTCCTATGTAAAAGAGTGGGTCGACAGACTTAAGAAAAAGGGGTTGATATAGAAAGGATGTGATTGCATATGGCCAATAAAGTTGTAGGAACTACCATTACTCTTACAAAAGGCGATACATTCAAAAGAACCCTCATTTTAAAAGATAAAACAACTGGTGATATATATCAGCCGGTTGAAGGAGACTCTATACGGTTTGCTGCAAAGAAAAAGTATACGGATAGTACATGCCTCATATATAAAGAAATTCCAACTGACACGATGCTTCTGCATCTTGAACCAGATGATACTAAAAATTTGGCAGTTGGCTCGTATGTGTATGATATCCAACTTACTTACGCAAATGGAGATGTGGACACTTTCATCGATAAAGCTAAATTTACACTTACTGAGGAGGTAGAGTAATGAATCCTCAAGTTATATTTTCAGAAGAAGAAAATATCGAAGCTTCTTTCGGTGGCGAAGGTTCGCTTGAGGGTGTTCTTTCTGATAAAAATATGATTCTAGAAGGAGATCTTGTTCCGCCGAAGATCGTCGATTATAACTCATTGATAGATAAACCCCAGATCGAGGGCGTTACTCTTCGCGGGAATAAGACGTTTGAAGATTTGTCTTTGAGCGGTTTAAGCAACCTAGAAATCGAAAACATGCTATCGCTGTAGAGCGAGAAAGGATAGAAATGGCTAAAAAATATTTAGACGAAAACGGCCTGTTATATTTCTGGCAAAAAATAAAAACTTTATTTGTTACTGACGTAACATATGACAGTACCAATAGAAAAATCCAGAAGGCTAAAGCTGGTACTACTTCTGATGTCGTAACGCTTTCAACAGTAGCAACAAGCGGTTCGTACGAAGACCTTTCCAACAAACCAACAATTCCTGAAGGAGTTGCCAAATCAACAACTACACCAAAGATGGATGGTACTGCATCTGCCGGTAGTGAGATGAAGTTTGCGGCTGGTGACCATGTGCATCCATCCGACACGAGCAGAGTACCGACAACGAGAAAGATAAACGGACTCGATTTAACAGCTGACAGGAACATCATCGAGCAGGGAAACACAGTGGCACAGGGAGGTCATACGCTGTCCGTATACATAGGTGGAACTGACAGCGAACATACTCATACGGTGTATGATAAAGATGCTGTGGATGAAATGTTCGATTATGCAAATGAAGTTATGGCACAGACCTTCGTGCCAAAGACCACAACAGTCAATGGCAATGCCCTGTCTGGCGACATCACGCTCGACGCAGACGATGTATCTGCCATTCCGACAAGCGCAAAGGGTGCGGCTTCTGGAGTATGCCCACTTGATGCGAACAGCAAAGTTGCCTCACAGTATCTGCCATCTTATGTCGATGATGTTGTCGAAGCATATGCAAGAAGTGGTCAGACGGCTCTTTCACAGAGCTGGCTTGCTACAGGATCGGCAACTGGTACAGTAATCACACCGGAAGCTGGTAAGATTTATATTCTGATGGCCGACAGTGGAGATTATGCGGCTAATACCCAGTTTAGATGGAGCGGTACTACATATGTAAAGATGGCTGACGGCGGTGTATCGAGCATCACAAATTCTGAAATTGACACGATAGTCGCGGCATAAAGGAGGTGCTGGCATGGCACAGCA